GCCTTTGGGCGCAGCGGTCAGCTCCGAGGGGAATGGAGCGCTCATCACCTGCTCGAGCGAAAAGCGCGTGGGTGAGACGGAGAACGCGAGCGAAGACGCGAAAAGAAGGCCGAGTAGAGTGCGGACGCGCATAGCTAATTGTTATACACTGAGACCCACCATGTTGAGCTACTCGCGGGGCCCGGATGCTCCGCTTATCGACGCCAGCATCTGGGAAGTGTTCCAAGAAACAGCTTCCCGATTTCCAGACAAGGAAGCTCTGGTGGCGCGGCACCAAGGGGTGAGGCTGACGTTTGCGGAGCTGGCCGCGGCCGTGGAGCGGACGGCCCGGGGACTGACAGGGCTGGGGCTGGGCGCCGAGGATCGGATTGGCGTGTGGGCCACCAATTGCGCCGAGTGGGTACAACTGCATCTGGCATGTGCCCGGATCGGCGCCGTGTTGGTGAACGTGAATCCGGCGTACCGGGCGTATGAGCTGGCGTTTGTATTGCGTAAGTCGGGGATGAAGGCTCTGTTTCTTTGGGAGCAAGACAAGCGGTCGGATTATCGCGCGATTGTCGATGAAGCAGTGGCGGGACAGACACTGGCTCTGGAGCACGTCGTCTACTTCGGAACGGACGGCTGGACGAGCATGCTGGCCGAAGGGCAAGACATCGCGGCGCGGCGGGTAGCGTCTGATGACGTGACCAACATCCAGTACACCTCGGGAACAACCGGATCGCCTAAGGGCGTGCTGCTTACGCATCGCAATGTTTTAAACAATGCGTACATTCTTGCCGAGGCCATGCGGATTAGCGAACGGGATCGGATCGTGGTTCCGGTGCCTCTGTATCACTGTTTCGGGTGTGTGATTGGCACGATGGTTTCGGTAGTGAGCGGGGCAACGCTGATACTCCCGGCCGCCACCTTCGACGCGCTCTCGACCTTGCAGGCGATTCACGAGGAACGCGCGACGGCGATTTATGGCGTGCCGACGATGTTCATTGCAGAGCTGGAGCATCCCGATTTCCGGAGTTTCGATTTCAGCTCGCTACGCACGGGAATCATGGCGGGCGCGCCGTGTCCTATCGAGATCATGAAGCGCGTTGCCAGAGACATGCAATGCGAGGGAATGACAGTTGCGTACGGGCAGACGGAAAGTTCGCCGGTGATTACGATGTCGGCGGTGCACGATAGCCTGGAGCGGCGGGTTTCGACGGTGGGGCAGGCATGCGCGAACACGGAAGTGAAGATTGTCGCTCCGAGCGGCGATACCGTGCCCGTCGGCGAACCAGGGGAGCTGTGTACGCGCGGGTATCTGGTGATGAAGGGTTACGATCAGGACCTGGAGGCGACTTGCTGCGCCATTGATGAGGACGGCTGGCTGCATACCGGGGACCTGGCGACGATGGACATTCACGAATGCTTTCGGATTACAGGGCGGGCGAGGGATATGATCATTCGGGCCGGTGAGAATGTGTACCCGCGAGAGATCGAAGAGTTCCTGCACACGCATCCAAAGGTCGCGGAAGTGCAGGTAGTGGGCCTTCCCGATGTTAGACTCGGCGAGACGGTCGCGGCCTGGATCCGGCTGAAGGAGCCGGCAGCGGAAGACGAGATCCGGGAATTCTGCCGGGGACGGATCGCGCATTTCAAGGTGCCGCAATATATCCGCTTCGTCGACGCCTTTCCGATGACGGTGACGGGGAAAGTTCAAAAGTTTCGAATCCGCGAGATCGAAATCCAGGATCGCGGCCTGGAAGACGCGGTTCGGATTCGGACCGCTTGAATATTTGTGCGCGAGAAACGTTGGAAACCAGGGTGACAGAAAAGACTTAAGAATCTCCGGTGCGTTTTCAGATGTTTAGGAGAGTGAATTCGCGCAGCACAGAAATGTGATTGATAGAGTCGGTGCAGGAGAGAGTTGCTTGCGGGCGCTTCTGGAAACGGAGGCGCCCATTTTTTTGGAATCCGTTATGACAGCACCAGTATCGCAAGAGACAAAGCCTCCCGGAACAAAGCCGGCGTCGCGGCGGAGAGGCAGCCGCAAGCAACGAATCAGCAAGCTATTGAGCGACATTGAAGCGCGTCTCGATCTCGATACCAGCAAGGTGACGCTGACGGATTTCATCCGGCTGACACAGCTGGAACGCGAGCTCGAGGAAGAGGAGCAGCCGAGGGAGATTATCGTCACGTGGAAAGAGCCAGCGGAAAAACGCTGCGAATCGAAATAGACTATGTGCCGCTCCCTTCACAAAGTAAGTTTCACGGATCGACGGCGAGGTTCAAAGGGTTTTCGGGTCCCATTGGATCGGGGAAGAGCCAGGCGTTGTGCCAGGAGGCGATCCGGCTGAGTTACTTGAATCCGGGGAGGCAGGGACTGATTGGCGCGCCGACTTATCCGATGTTGCGTGACGCCACGTTGACGAGCTTTCTGGAGGTACTCAGCAGCAATCGAATCCGGCATGAGTTGAACAAGTCCGAATCGGTGTTGCTGATGAAGGACACCGGGTCGCGGATCTATTTTCGCGCGGTGGACGACTTCGAACGGCTGCGAGGCACCAATCTGGCGTGGTTTGGGCTGGACGAGCTCACTTACACGGCCGAGGAAGCGTGGTTGCGGCTGGAAGGGCGCTTGCGAGATCCGCGCGCGTCGAGGTTGTGCGGCTTCGCGGTTTGGACGCCGAGGGGTTTCGATTGGGTATATCGCAGGTTTGTTCGAGAAGTGGTCGCGGGATACGACGTCGTGCTGGCGCAGCCGTTTGAGAATCGGCATGTGCTGGACAAGATCCCGGACTTCTATGACCGCTTGAAGGGAAGCTACGATGCGAAGCTGTTCGAGCAAGAAGCGTTGGGCGAGTACCTGAACGTGCAATCTGGCGCGGTTTACGGGGCATTCAAGCGGTCGCGCAATGTCAGGGAAGTTGGAGTGGACACCGGACTGCCGCTGTTTTGGGCGCTGGACTTCAATGTGGATCCGATGAGTTCAATTGTCGCGCAGAGGAACGGAGAGGAGATCCGGGTGCTGGATGAAGTGGTCTTGAATCGCGCGAGCACAATTCAAGCATGCGAGGAATTTCACGCGCGCTATCCGAATCATCAGGCTGGAGTCGTCGTGTATGGAGACGCCTCGGGGCAGAGATTGCAGACGGCGGGAACCACGGACTATCAGATCGTCAGGGAGTACTTCCGGCGGACCGCGTACAGGAACATGAAGTTCCGCGTGCCCCCCAGTAATCCGAGTGTCCGAGAGCGCGTAGCTTTGGTGAACGCAAAGTTATTCTCGGCGGACGAGGAAGTGCGGTTGCTGGTGCATCCACGATGCACGGGCCTGGTGGCTGATTTGGAGGAAGTTACTTATAAGCCGGATAGCGGCATCATCGACAAGGAGAAGGATTCCAAAAGGACGCATCTATCCGATGCGCTGGGTTACTTGCTCTGGCAAGAATGCCGGCCTCAAGCGAAGTTTGGAGAGCAAAGCCGGCGGTTGATTTAGGTGCGAGAGAACCCGATGAACTTAGGCACGGTTGGTCCAGACATTAACCACGAGCATCCGGAATATGCGGCCAAGCGAGCGATGTGGCGGCAGTATCGCGACCTATACGCGGGAGGAGAACAGTTCAGGGCGAACGCGGATCAGTATTTGGTCCGCCGGCAGAAGGAGCCTGGAGACGTCTATATCGAGAGGCTGAGCCGGAGCTTCTACGAGAACTACGTCGGGTCGATCGTGGATTGGTACACGGCGACGCTGTTCCGGCGGGAGCCGGTCTTGACCTATGACGGAAAGAGTGAGCGTTCCCGTAAGTTCTTTGGGCAATTCGCGGAGGACTGCGATCTGAAAGGGACGAACCTGGCCGAGTTCTTCCGCAGGCAATTCGTGGAAGCGCTGGTGTGCGGCAAAAGCTATGTGTTAATCGATTTTCCGCGGCTGAGTGAACCCGTTGGAACGCGCGCCGAGGAAGACGAGCGTGGAGCGTCCAGAGCTTACTTAGTAGGTTACGCAGCGGATGAGCTTATCAACTGGAGCTACGACGAGCATGGGCAGTATCAATGGGTGGTGCTTCGAACGCAGAGCCTGCGCAAGGAGCGGTTAGAAGATACAGCCTGGTCCAAGCAGACCCGCTGGGTTTACTACGACAAAGAGAAGTACAGGGTCTACGAACAGGCGGACGGCGGAACCAATCGCGGTCCCATTGAGGTTGTGGCGCAAGGGAGGCACGGGCTAGCGAAGCAGGGGCGTGTGCCGCTGGTGGAGCTGCGGGTGTCGGAGGGGCTGTGGCTGTTAAATAAAGCCGCGACGTTACAGTTGGAGCATTTCAACAAATCGAACGCCCTGGGGTGGGCGCTGACGATGGGATTGTTCGCGATGCCGGTGATCTATTCGGAGCGGGACTGGAACCAGGTGATGGGTGAATCTTACTATATTCAGCTCGGTCCGGAAGACCGGTTTGGATGGACCGAGCCACAAGGCACCGTCTACCAGATTGCCGCGGACAATCTGACGAGACTACAAGAAGAGATTTACAGGGTATGCTACGTGACCCATGCGGGCGGATCACTCTCCGGAAACGCAACGCAATCGGGGATCAGCAAGCAGCGCGATTACGCCATCACGCAGGAGGTTCTGCGGGCCTATGGAGACGCGGTCAAGGATTCGATGAAGCGAGTACTTCGCGCAGTGGACACGGCACGCGAGGACGGACTGAGCATCGATGTTTCGGGCATGGATGAGTTTGATATCGGGGATTTTGGGACCGAACTGGCCGACGCACAGCAGTTGCTGAGTTTGGGGATGAATTCGCCGACGCTGCGAAAGCAAGTGTACAAAAAGCTGGCGTTTCAATTCTTGTGTGACGTTCGCCAAGAGGTGAAGGACCAGATCGGGCGCGAGATCGATCAGCAGCAATGATCGTCGGCACGAGTGCCGGCGCGGCACGCAGGAGTGTGTGCGCCACAGGAGGGTTATGGAAGAGCCACAGGCGGATGGGGCGGAGCTGCGTTCTTTGATACGCGGCGTGATTGAGGAATTCGTGACCGCCGAGCAGGTGAAAGCGGAGCCCGCGTATAAGGCGGAGCTACTGGAGGAGCGCAGGCGGCGCGAGGAATTAGAGAAACGAGTGAACGATCTGGTTCAAGAGAATCACCGCAGCCGGCAAATGGCGGACGAAGCGGAGCGGAGCTCGTCGATTCGCGCAGAGCTACAGCGCTTGGGCGTAGCGAAAGTGGATCTGGCGTATCGCGCAGTGAAGGATGATATTCAGCGGCGCGACGACGGCCAGCTGATTGCGCGGAGCGGGCCTGGAGAAGTCTCTCTTCGGGACCATCTAGCGCAGTTCGTGCAGGAGAATCCCGAACTGCTACCGGCCCGTATGACGGGTGGATCGGGCATGGGATCGGGACCAAAGGCAGCTACTAATACAGGCGGGCTCGATCTGGATAAAATTCGGCCGGGCATGAGCCCGGAAGAACTGGAGAAGGTTCGTCAGGAAATCTCGAGGGTGGCGAGTCAAGCACTCCGAGGCATGTGAGACGGCTGCGGGAGGCGGCTCAAGGCGAACACGTTGCCCGGTATAGGGCGAGAAAGAGACAACGAGGTAAATCTAAATGCCAACAATTACATCAACGAATGTAGCAACTGCAATCGTGAAGCTAGTCGCAGTGGACGCCTTGCCGGCGCTGGTTAGCAACCTGGTCATGGGCAACTTAGTCAACCGGGACTATGAGCCAACCCTGGCGAACGCGGGCGATACGGTGAACGTGCCGATACCGCCCACGCTGGTAGCGAATAACATCGCGGAAGGCGGGACGGTTCAGACACAGAACCCCAACTTAGGGAACGCGCAGATCGTGCTGAACACGCACGCTGAAGCCACATTCCAGATTCCGGATGTGACCAAGGTATTGGCGGTGCCGGATCTACTGCGGCTGTACATGCAACCGGCTGTAGTGGCTATTGCAGAGTCGATCGAAACCGATATTTTGAGCCTGTATTCGCAATTCACTGCGAATGCAGCCGTGGGGACGGCAGGCGTCGCTCTGGTAGAGAGTGTCGTGGACGCCGCGGAAACGGCGCTATTTCAGGCCAAGGTTCCGGCCATGGCGAGTAAGTACCTGGTGGTTGATCCGATCAGTTACTCGGCCCTTCGACAGATCCCACGTTTTAGTGAATACTATTCGGCCGGCGATGCCGGGCTGCGTGCGCTGGTGGATGGCGCAGTGGGCAAGATCAAGGATTTCTTCGTGTTTCGATCACAGCTGGTGCAGGCGACCGGCAGCTCACCGGTGAATACTCACAATCTGGCTTTCTCCAGGGACGCAATCGGGCTTGTCATACGCCGGCTGCCGCAACCGCTGCCGGGGACTGGCGCGATCGCCGAATACGCGGAAATGGGCAACTTTGGAATCCGCGTGATCATGAGCTATCAGCCCAACACGCTGGCGCAGCAATTCACCGTGGATGTGCTCTACGGAACCGCGGTTCTCCGAAACTCGTTTGGAGTTCAGGTCAACAGCTAGTTAGCCGGACGATGACGCAGCGCGTGACGCGGGCGGATGCCAGCAGCGTCTGTCCGCGCGCAAAGGAGGCAGGATGGATTTGAGGGCGTTTTATCAAAAGTTAAGGAAGATTGAACAAGAGATCGCGGACTCGCACGTAGTGGTTGTGAGCCATGAAACGCCCGATGGCGGGCGAGCTGGACAACTGTCGGAAGTGTCCCGGTTTATCGCGGCCCGGCTCATCCTAGAGGGGCGTGCCCGCCTGGCGACGGTTTCGGAGGCCACGGAGTTTCGGGAGGCAGCGCAAAAGGGCGTACAAGAAGCGCGGCAGCGGGAAATGGCGGGCAAGGTCCAGGTGAATGTGATTTCGGAGGCTGACCTGCGCGCGTTCAAGAGCTCGGTGCGAGTGGAGAAGCGATAGCGAGCGCAGTGGAATGGCACTATTCACCGATGGCACCATCAGTTCGCCGCAGGACCTTCAAGAATACGATTCTTCGGTTCTGACTGTGGCCAACGCAGAGGGTATCAATATCGCCACGAAGATGACCCTGGCGCAGCAAGATCTTGGGAATGAACTGATGTTGTTCCTCTTCCGGCGGGCGCCCTTCCGCGATTATCAGCCGAATTTCAGGCGTTCACCGGGCTTGGCCGATGTGGTGGTGACGGAGGCGCTGCAGCGGTGGCACGTACTCGAGACCCTCGCGTTGGTGTATCGAGACGCCTACTACAATCAACTGAACAATCGGTATCAGGGTAAGTGGAATGAATACGAGCAACTGGCGAAAGCCAGCTCGCGGACCTATTTTCAACTCGGGGTCGGCGTAGTCGCTGACCCAATTCCGATGGCGCCCACACCCGAGTTGTCCACGGTTCCGGGGAGTGGCGGCGCAGAGAAGTTTTTCGTGGCTGCGACTTGGGTAAGTGCGGCCGGGCAAGAGAGCGCTCCGAGCGCTTACGCAGAACTTGTCACTACAGCCGGCGAGGATCTGGTCGTGACACTGACGGCCCCCCCGCAGAATGCGGTTGGCTGGAACGCGTATGTTGCATTGTCGCCAAATGCGCCGACTCTCCAAAGTGTTACTCCCTTGGCAGTGGGCAGCAGTTGGACCATGACCGGAGCCTTGATTTCGGGTGCGCCGCTCCCGACGGGGCAGCAGCCGGCCTGGTTCATCGTGGATCACCGTGTCATTGAAAGAGGTTGAATAATGTTGCTGATCGCCGGCACAAGCACACAGAAAGTTGTTGGCGTGCTGGCCGCCGGCGGCGGTTTACCCGCGGCACTGGAAGCGTTGAGTGTACAGCAGGGCCTGACTCTCCCTAGGATCACGGCGCAGCAGATTATCGCGCAGAATGTGACTCCGGAGGTTTCCGACCTAAGCACGGTCAACAATTATCCGCTGGTTTACGTGTACTGCACGAAAGTGGTGAACGAGCTTCGGGAAAAATTTCGGACATTTTCCGGCGAAGCTCAGATGGTGGTGGAAGCCCGCGTATCTCAGGACCGGCTGGATCAGATCGAAACCAACCTGCAGGCTTATATGGACGCCATCACGCAGGCGTTGGACAATAGCCGCGGTGACTGGGGAGACGGGATATTCTTCGACGGTGGATACGAGGTTACATTTGGCGGAGTGAAGCACGGTGGGCGGAACTTTTTGCAAATCGCGAAAGTCGTATTTGTTTTGGAGATCAGCGCGGGCTAGCGCACGCAGTTTAGGCTTCCTATGTCCTATATCCTTTCGAATGACAATCGGTTCTACGTCGCTCTAGAGACAAGCTACGGCGTTGCGGCGACGGTCAGCGCGAGTAATCGGATTCCCGCGGTTAAGTTGACGGCCAAGCAGCAAACGGAGAAAGTTCAGCGCGCAGACAAGACCGGATCGCGAACGTTTGCGGGGGATCCCAGCGGGCTTCGACTACAGACCAGCTTCGGGTTGACGACTTACATGGCGACCTGGAACGATCCGGGCGTTCTGCCGCCCTACAGTCCACTGTTTCAGGCGTGCCTGGGCGGATCTCCGGCACAATCGGCTGGCGGCACCGTTGCGAGCGTGAGCGGTTCGTCGACCGTGACGTTTACGGCGCCGCATGGCCTGACTGTCGGAGCGGCAGTTACCAGCGGAGGAGAAATTCGGTTTGTCACGGTGGTCGTGAATGCCGACACCGTTCAATTGAACGCCCCATTTACGATTACTCCAGCTACGAGCTCGCAAACCGGACCGACGGCGATGTACCAGCCCGCCGAAGCTCTCTCAAGCGTTACGCTCTTCGACTACTGGAGCCCTTCCACCGCGGTGCAGCGCGTACTTGCGGGCATGGCAATCGATACCCTGTCGATCAAACTCAACGGCGATTTCCACGAATTCGATTTCAGCGGGCCGGCGCAAGACTTAGTGGACACGGCCAGTTTTGAAAGCGGGCAATTCGGTTTGTCGAGCTTTCCCGCGGAGCCCACCGTGGCGCCGATTAACTACTCGATCATTCCAGGAAACCTGGGCCAGGTTTGGCTGGGCAGTTCGCCCACGCGTTTTTACACCTTGACCGCCGCCACCATAACGTTCACGAACAATCTGGACCTGCGGGCGACTGAGTTCGGTGCCATACTGCCTCTCGCGATTGCTCCCGGACAGCGGACGGTGTCGATTAACTTCACCATTTTCGAAATGGATAACACGGCCACGGCAGCACTCTATCAAGCCGCCCGTCAAAACTCGCCCATCAGCGTCATGATGCAGCTTGGCCAGCAGCAGGGCGAGTTGTTTGGCATCTACATGAGTAGCGTGGTGCCACAGGTGCCGGCCTTTGATGATTCACAAACGCGGCTGCAGTGGCAATTTCAAAACTGCCGGGCGCAGGGAAGCGTGAACGATGAGATTTATGTCGCGTTCGGGTAAGGAAAGAAGCGATGTCGCAGCCGATCAGGGAACGATTCCCCGCAATGGCGCCGTGCACTATGACAGCGTGGTTTCGATTGACTCCAAAGCCGCACCGGGAGTCAGATTCGCGATCTACCGCATCTCGTTCGGGCGGCGCATGGAACTGAGCCGGCGAGTCCGCGAGATCAGCCGGAAGGCGGAGTTTCTTGAGGCAGGCACGGAGCTGCACGAGAAGATTGAAGCCAACATTCTGGCGCAGGAAATTGACGCCATGTACTTAGAGTGGGGGCTGGTGAGGATCGACGGATTAAGCATTGATGGCGAGGCTGCCACCGTTGTGCAGCTGCTGGAAAAGGGTCCTGAGGATCTAGCGCGCGAGGTAGTCGGCGCGATCAAGGAGCAGTGCGGGTTAAGCGAAGCCGAAAGAAAAAACTGATCGTCGCGTTCCATTTTCAGCGCGGAAACAAGGCCGCGTGGAACTGCGACCTATGCAGAAGGAGCGGCCTGGAAAGAAAGCGGCGATGCGGTTGGCTGGAGCATGATGCGGAGCCGATCTCAGCGATCGTCTGGGCCCGAGGCCGAATGTCGCTGACGACCTGTCCGACGTCGTACATCACGTCGGAGAGCATCGCGCTGCTGGAAGAGTTCCATGCCTGGAAGCTGCTTGGCGCGGGAAGCGTTTTTGAGTTGCCTGCGCGTCTGGTGGAGGCGATCTTTGTATTGGAAAACGAACTGAGGGCGGAAAGCAACGATGGCCAGAAGTAAGTGGGAAGATCTGCTGCCGGCGAGCAGTGCCGGGAGCGCGTCTCGAAGTGACTTACTCGGGCAACTGGCCGCATCCACGGGTAGAGGAACGGGCGGCGGAGCGGGCGGCGCCAGCGTGACCGGTCTGGCTCAAAGCAGCAGTTCCGACATGACGGAGCAGTTGACCTCACTGACGACGCAAATCAGCAGCCTCACCTCGATCCAACAATCGCAAATCAGCGCGCTACAAGATAATACGCAAGCGCTCACGGAGAGCACCACATCGAAGACGAGCAGCGGATCTTCCGTTGGCAGCACGGTTGCGAGCGCTGCGTCGAGCTTCTTGGGCGGAGGTCTGAGTAGCCTGTCGCCCTTGATTGGCGGACTCATTAGTCTGTTTGGCGGCGGTGGCGGCCAGACACTCGCGGTGCCATCTCCGTTTATGCTGCCGTCGCCGGTGCAATCGAACGCGGGGCTGACCGCGAGCGCGCCCGGGCAAGTGGTTCCGGTTAGTTATGGAAATACAGGCCAGCCGCGCGCACCATCTTCCAGCGCACCGGCACAGGTCACTGTCCAGGTGAATGCGATGGACAGCCAATCGTTTCTCGATCATAGCGATGACATAGCAAATGCGGTAAAACAAGCAATCCTGAACTCCAATTCGCTGAACGACGTAATCTCCAGCCTGTAGATATGAGCACGTTTCCGACATTGAAGACCGGGGCTGTGATGCAGTACCCCGCGCAACGCGGCTTGCAGTTCTCGACCACGGCCCTCGAATTCGTGGATGGTTCCGAACAGCGCTTCTGCAATTACCAAGCGGTACTTCACAGCTGGGTGATCCAACTGAGTCTGCTAGACCAGAGCGAGTTGCAAGCGCTGCGGGAATTCTTCCGCGGCCTCGCGGGACCAGCCGGAGACTTCGCTTTCACGGATCCCTTGAGTGGCACGAACTATTCCAGCTGCAGCCTGGCGAGCGATAGCATGGCGGCCGTGCTGATGGGCGAATGGAATGGTGCGACCTCCCTGACTGTGCTGCAGAACGGAAGCTGACATGCTTTACTATCCGCAGCTCACCACTGGGTCCATCGCACAATTCCCGGTTACCCGCAGTGTGAATATGCGAACAGTTGCCAATCAACTTCCGAGCGGTTTCACGATCCGGATGGCCGATACCGGCGCACAGAAGGTGCAGTGGCGGCTGGTCTATGCGGATCTCACTGATGGCGAACGATCCTCCCTCGAGAGCCTATTTGAAGCTTCCGAAGGCCAACTGAACACGTTTACTTTCTTAGATCCCACAGACAATCTGTTGATGTGGAGCGAGGACTGGACGCAATCGGTGTGGACGCCCGATGCGCTGTTGCAGGTTACCGGCGGCATGGCGGACCCGCTGGGAGGCAGCGCGGCGATGCAGCTGACGAACACCGCGCAAACTACGCAACAGATCATTCAGAACACCAGTGGGCCAAGCTCGTTCCTGTATTGCTACAGCCTGTATGTACGGAGCGCGTCGCCCGCGACGATTCAGCTGGTTGTGACGGCGACAGGACAAACCGCTCTCACCGCGGTAACTACCAGTGCTTCATGGAGACGGGTGACAGCCTCCGGCAGCCTCTCGGTTCAGCAAGATGGAATCGGTTTTGGAGTGCAGTTGCCGGCCGGCGTGCAAGTGGACGCGTTCGGCGCGCAAGTGGAAGCGCAGCCCGGGGCGGGACTTTACAAGCAGACCATCGATCTCGGCGGCGTCTATTCGAACACGCGGTTTTCTTCCGACTTACTGTCAGTTACGGCGACCGCACCGAACCAGCACTCCTGTCAGATCGGCTTGATCAGCAGTCTGTGACGCGACACCAGAACGGAGAGCCTCTCGCACCATGACGACGATCGACGTTTTGAAAGAGCTGGAGGTTCCCGGCACGCCACTGCTTTTGTTTGCCTGTACGCTACCGACCGGCGACATTCAGTACTGGAGCACTCACAAGGTCACCGTGAATGGCCAGCAGTACCTGAGCCGGGTCCTCAAGCACAATATCTTCGATTTGAACTCCAGTCCGGAAGCCGCGACCGACGGCGTCTCCACAGTCTCCATCACACTTGCTAATGCAGACGCGTTTCTTTCGTCGATTGAGCGCGACATTGGATGGAAAGGATCGGACCTGGTGGTCACCTTTCTGTTCTTCGATTTGACGAGCCAAGCGGTGGTGTCAAACAGCCAGGTAGTGTTCCGTGGAATCGCAAACCCGCCGGATCAATCCACCGAATCCACCTTGCGTCTTAGTTTCACTAACACGCTGAACTTACAGCGGGTATTCTTACCAGCGATCCGTATTCAAAAAACGTGCCCGTGGAACTTTCCCAGTACCGCGGCGCAGCGTCAGGAGGCGGTCAGCGGCGGAACGCAAGGAGCGTTTTCGCCTTTCTATCAATGCGGATATTCAGCGGATCAAACGGGCGGCGTGGGGAACATGAATGCGGGCGCCCCCTACACCACCTGCGACTATTCGCGGGCGCAATGCCAACAGCGAGGGATGTTCAGCACGGACAATCAGGGTAATGTAACGAGGAGGTTTGGCGGCATTGAATTCGTGCCGGCGTCGATCATGGTGCGCAGCTATGGTTCCAAAACATCGATTTTATCCACGCCCCTGCCCAATCAAGCGCTCTATAATGACTTCGTTCCGCTGATTTACGGGACCGGATGGGTTCAGCCGCCCATTGTACTTGCTCTCAACGATGGAAATCTCACTCATTTCGAAGTGTTGCTGGGAAGCGGGCAGATCAGCAGCGTTATTACGGTCATCGTGAATAACACTCAGATCCCGGCTGGAGTGAGCGGAACGAATATGACGGCCACTGGTTGGTACAACGTCATCAGTTATGGAACCAGGAATGGCAGCTTCAATCCGGACTTCAGCAATTCTGCCGGACAGCCGTTGGGCGATCCCTACGGCAGCATGGCATTTATGTCGCTGGTTGTGCCTAACTGGATTTCCAATGGAACATCCCTGCCCGATGTAGAAGTTCTGATTCAGGGCCTGAAAGTCGCGCAATTTGATTCCAGCGGCAACTACATAAGCAATGTTTTCACCAACAACCCAGCCTGGGTGATGCTCGACACCATGCTGCGCAGTGGTTGGAACCTGTCGCAACTGGACCTTCCAACCTTTGCGGCCGTCGCATCCAGATGCAACGCGCTGGTGTCGACAGTGGACGTGAACGGGAACAGCACTACGATTCCTCGTTATCAATGCAACCTTCTGCTGACCGGGAGCAGAAGTGCCGGCGACATCGTTCGCGGCATTCGAACCGCCTCGGCGATGTATCTCACTTTTGATTCCAATGGACTAATTCAGCTGAATGCGGAAGACACGCTGGCGAACCAGCAACCAACGCAGTCGGCTAGCAGCAATAGCACCGAAGAGTTGAACGGCGGATGGCCGGCCTACGAGTTCGGCGATAATGCGTTTTCAGGCATCGTGCGCAGCGCCAACGGAACGCCGTCGCTTACGGTGACGTCGCAGAGTATAGCCAATACTCCGAACCAATATACAGTTGAATTTCAAGACGAATTCAATGATTACCAGCAAGACAGCCTATCGTTAGTGGATATCGACGATTTCGTGTTGACGGGGCAACAGGTCACCACGGCGTTAACGGCGCTTGGGCTTCCAAACTTCGATCAAGCAAACCGAGCGGCGGCGCTTCAGTTATACAAGTCGGTTCAGGGCAACACATATATCCAGTTTGAGACTAGCGTGAAAGGAGTGGGGTTAAAGCCCGGCGACATCATCACGCTGACTTACGCGAGGGAAGGGTTCAGCCGGCAGCCATTTCGGATCACCAAGCTGTCTCCGGGAGTCAATTTCATTACGGCTATCATCACCGCCCAGATCCATGACGACGCTTGGTACACGATAGTCAACTCGGATGCGGGAGGCTCGGGGTTCCAGGCTCCCTCCGGGGTCGGATTGCCGAGGCCGCTGGTTGGCAGCGTGCTCGATAGCAACGAAGTGGAGCAGTTTGGAATCTCGGAGACTTCCACGGAGAGCACCGATGGAAGCGTTACCGAGAGTTTGTCGGTGTCCTTTTCGGTTCCGACCAAGCCGGCAGCCAGCTCTGCGGGCATACCGCTGATGGGACTGAACGCTCAGGTAAATAACAGCGGGGGAACCCTGGCAGGCGGCCAAGCGCTGTATTACGCGATTAGTGCGGTTGACACGAACGGGGCCGAGGGCGGGCTATCATTCATTGCGACAGTCAACGTACCGGCAGGCAACAACACCAACGAAGTTACTCTCGTAAGTCTCAGCTTTTCACCGGCGGCTGCTTCCTTTGATGTTTATCGCGGCCCTAATCCCACGCAAATATTGCGAATCGCGAGTAACAGTACGATCGGCAGTCAGTTTGTCGACTCGGGATTAACTGCATTGTTGCACGGTCCTCCAGACCCCAATTACGATCACGCCAACTTCTATTGGCGCTTGGAACTGCAACCTCCCGAGCAAGTAAGCATATTTTCAGCGAGCACTATCGGTAACAGCACGCTGAACATGGTGGTAAACCTTTATAACGGCGCCACGGTGAGAATCACCGAGGGGACCGGAGCAGGGCAGGAGCAAACTGTCGCCTCCAACACGGCCACGACACTCACTATCACGACGCCATGGAGCATCCCGCCGGATACCACAAGCTTCTTCCTGATAGCCGACTCTACTTGGCAGTTCGGAGCGTCCAGCAACGCGTCGCCGGTCTCGTTTGCCGTGCCAAATCGCGAAGGGGTAACCGTTCATGTTTCCGGGCTGGCTGCAAACATCCTGGACCAGGAATGCGCGTATGCGTTGTCGCCCCTCACGCGCTGGACAATCACGGGCTCGACGGGCACAGAGGTCGATAGCGACGTTCCACCACAGCCCGTCTTCGGCCTCTACCTGATCGGTGCTGGCAGCGTTGAGGTGCTGGGGATCGCGTTCTCCGACTTAACCAATACTTTATCCATCAGTGCGGGTACATTGACGCTGGCATATTGGGATGAGTTGAACGGTCCTTCGACGATCTTGCTCAGCGCCGCGATGGGCGCGAGTGATGTTTCGTTCAGCGTGGCCACGGCAGTGTCGGCGTCCAGCGGCGCTCTGTTACAGATTGACGCGGAGGTTATGATCGTGCAGGGGAATCTGACAAACAGCACAACTGTTCCCGTGACTCGGGCCTCGCACGGCACTACCGCGGCAGCTCACACCGCTGAAACGGGCGTCTATCTTCTTGCGGAGAAAATCTTCATTCTGCCGTTCGCACAGGACTTCTTTGGGAGTCCGGCGAGCGGAAGCTATGCGTTTCCGATCACGATTCCTGATGTCAGAATCGCCGCTGCTGAGTTGTTCATGACTAACTCCAGAGGCAACAGCAGTGTGGTCGCTGAATCGTTCACGAATACCACGGACTTGGGGCTTCGAAGTCTCCTGGGAGGGCAACTCACAATTCAAGTCGAGGGTCCTCTGGCGATTCAGAGCAGCGCGGCGCCCCCGCTTGTGGTGGACACCTCGTGTTCGGTGCGGGACGTTTCCGCTGTCGTGCTGGATGCGCCTACCGGAGCGCCCGTAACCATGCAAGTGACCCAGAACGGGAGCGTCTATTGTGAACTTACAATCGCCACCGGCGCAACTGCATCGAATGTCGTGGACGGTTTTGCGCTCGGGCCGTTACAGGCTCAGGCGATCATTAATCTCAACATTACGTCCGTGGTGCAGACTGCTAACACGCAGCCAGGCTCGGATCTAACCGTGACGATTCGACTGTAGAGATTCTCAAACATGCCCACTTTGCAAATGCTGCAGCCCGATGGGGATCTGCAATGCTACTTCTTCGAGCCATCGGCGATTGCTGCTCTGAGTTCAACCAGTGCAACAGGGTTTACAGTGTCGGGCACCTGGCGCCAGCAGTTTGACTGGGCCGTGATCGAGTGGAACCGTGACAACGTCTTCGAGCATCCCGCCTTTCGCTCCTTACCCGATGGGGACCTCAGCGGATTAACGCTGAGTTACCAGGAAACGCGGGACAATTGCATTCCACTGGATTCGGATTTGTATGCGACGGTCAATTGGCCCACTCTTCGAGTCTGGGCTAACCCCGGAAGCGGCGAACAAATCTACCAAATCCCGCTGACCACTTACGCGACTCCTACGCAGGGTAGTTATCAAAGCGCGACCGTGCAGTTCACGCTAGGCGGGACAGTTACTGCTGGCGACTATGTCGGGATCGCATTTCTGTCGGAGCATTATCCGTATCTAATGAATACGGGCGACACACTGGCTTTCGCAATTCAGAACATTCTTGAAGGGATTAATGCCTTTTCGCCAACCATGCAGGCTTCCGCCACGGGCACCACAATCACAATTACGTACCTTGGGACGGGACTTCCTACTAACAGCACTACCGGCGCGAATGGCAATATCATCGGCGCGTACACATATGTCTCGGGCAGCCAAACAGAAACGTGGGATGCGCCCTCAAGACTATTTTCGGGTGGAACGTCGCCATCTCAGTGGCAAATCACTTTGCCGTTCGCGACGCTGACGGATCCCGTGCTCGGCCTGGTTCCCGCCACCGCGATCCGGAAGTTGCGGTGGACCTATTCGGCAGCTCTCCAGGTCGGCGCGTTCGTACGCAGCGAATTTCAGGTGGTGGTATCGAACTGGACAGTTACGGGCACCGGGCAAGGTTACTCCGTCGCCGGGCCGGGAAGCCAGCGCATCGAAGACGACTCAAATCAAGTGCAGTATGCGGGTACGTGGACTAGCGGGGGTGGAAACTATTCCGGGGGCACGATTCATTCCACGAGCGTGAATGGATCGAGTGTTAGTTGCACTTACACATCTTCTCAAGGCCACTCCCTGTACTTAGGAACCAGGCTCATGGACCCCGGTACGGTGATTTCAATTGTTGTCGATACGGGGAGCCCCTTCACAGTGAACTTGGATGTCCCCAGCGAAGACGTTCTGATTCGAACTCTGCTCGGCCAGCTCAGTTCGGGAACGCACACTGTGACGGTAACCCACGACGGCGCTGGCGGCACTTACTTCTATTTTGACTTTCTCGAGATCGCCATCCCGTCAACAACCTTGCCCACCGAGACAAGTGAGCTCTCGCTCGCCGCGGCTACGGACTGGGATACGAACCATTCCCTGGCGCTTGCGCCGGAACGGACGGCCGGGATGATTTATGCTCTTGGCTTCCGGGCCCGTGTGAATCACTACGCAGGCGCGCTGTGGTTTTATGAGCTAAATTGCGTCGGCCAGCAATACGCGTCCGCAACGGTTACCTTTTCCGGATCGCCGGATCCGAATCTCATTACTCAAATCATTCTCGGCACAGTCGGCCAACCCTCTTCGACAGACACCACGATCGAACATCTGAATCTCATCGGCGACACCACGGAGACGCTGGCGTTAGCATTCGCGCTGTTGTTGAATAACGGCTATACGGGGGTTTGGGCGGAAGCCAGCGGCAGCCAGCTGACGATTTATTCGCGCGCCATGGGCACGGATGGCAATGCCATCACGCTCGCCACCAGCGCGAACACCACCGACCTGACGATCACCACCTCTGGTTCCACGCTGTCGGGTGGCGTGGATGGCAACTGGTACACCGACCTCGAAGTGGTGCCCCGCATGAACCGCGCGGCACGCGACTGGAGTCAGAGTTATTTTACAGTGCTGGCCGGCTACGGATTCGATGCGACCGCGTCTTTTAGTATGGAGCTCGGCAACGGCGATCCATCGGCGGGTGCCGGCATCGCGCAAGTTTATCCCGACAATGTCGCCGTGATCGTCAGCACCCCCGCGCTGCAAACGAATTTCTCGCCCACCAGCGCGGCCTTTTGGCAACAGGTGTATCTGGACATGGCGACCGTGATGACTGCCGCCGGGCTGACCCCGTATCTGCAATTCGGCGAAGTGCAGTGGTGGTACTTTCCCGACGACGGCTCGGGAATGCCGTTCTACGACGCCTACACGACCAGCACTTTCGAAACGCAATATGGCCAGCCGATGGCCGTGATCACAAGCAACACCGTGGACCCTACAACAGTTCCCCAGGAGGCGGCTTTTCTGCCCGGCTTGATTGGCGCCTTCACGGCTCAGATGCGCAGCTTCGTTCGCGCCACTTATCCGAACTGCCGGTTTGAAGTGCTGTACCCTCCCGACGTGAACGCTTTCCCCTTCACCAGCGTCATCAATTATCCAACCACCGACTGGATACCCGCGAATCTGAATTGCCTGAAGACGGAAAACTTCACTTATACCGCCGGTCGCGACTTAGACCAGTGTGTTACATCCATCGATTACGCGGACATTTACGGATTCACGCCCTCCGAGCGGAGTCATCTGGTAGGTATCAGCGATCCCTCCACTGCTTGGCTCAAGGAAGTGAGGCTTGCCGAAGCAGAAGGGGTCGAATCCGTCGTGCTGTTCGCGTTAGATCAAATGTGTTTAGTTGGCTATTCACTGCCTCTCTCACGCGGAATGCACCGCAGCGCACGGCTCGGCTAA